CTCTTCTACCTCTTAAAACTTCAACTGATATACCTGCTTCCTCAAACAATTTCTCCATTATTCTTTGAAAATCTATTTCAATAACATATTCTTGTTCTTGAAATGTAGCCTTATGAGTTCCATAACGTAGTGGTAATTTAACAGGGGATTTATTACTTACTTCAATGGTAAAATAACGATTGCCATCATCCGTAGTATTTATTTTTTCTAAAGCAGGTTCATAAGGAAGTTGTTTATCAGATGCTTGCCATATCTTTTTACTTTCCATGCCTTTTGTATGTGAAGACATTATATGGTCTGTGCCTATTTCAGTATTAACATCTGAAACTCTAACAGTTTTACCTTCATCAGTTAGTCCAGATTCTCCAGATAATGCTCTTTCTATTTGTTCATAATTACCAACGTATGGTTTTAATTTTTCTAATAATTCTGCTGTTGTTAATTCCTGTATTGCTTTCCAAGCATAATCAACATGTAGTTTATATTCGTTTTCATCAAAATCTAAATCTTTATCTTCTTCAGCAACCTTATTCATAAAACTAGGCATTAAAAAATAAGTTAAATCATCTTCTATATCATTATAGTTATTATCACTAAATGGAGAACAAATGTATTGTAGCATTAATTTAAACAATGGGTGATTATCTACATCACCACCTCTCATGCTAGAATCGAGTTCTAACTTTTGTCCTATTGTGTAGTCTCGTCTACTATATCTAATAGTTACGGGTATGTTGATGTCCATCTAAACCCCTCATGCTAACCAAGCCGCCCATGCCGCACCCTTTTGAATCATCTTTCCTAGTCCTATACCAGAACCTGGGGGTGTATACGATGGTTGTCCGGTAGCAGGGTCTATCCAATAGGGATTACCCATTGTATCATAACCTTGCGGCGGTACAGGGTATCCTGATGGATTGTTCATTGCTTGATGTTGTTGTTGCATCATATTATTTGCTTGAACCATTGGGTTTCCTCCACTAATTTGTGCAGGGTTTAATCCACCCGCATTAGGTAATCCTTGTTGCGGTTGATATTGTTGTGTAGGTTGTTGATATTGTTGTTGTGGTGCTTGTCCTTGAGGCAAACTAGGAGTAAATCCTTGAGTCTCTAAATATTGTTGTCTAGCCATTTTTCTTTGAACAACTACCTCGGTATTTACTGCCGCCGCAAGTAATGCTTGAACATCTAATGTAATATTTGCTTGTGTTATACCATTATAGTCAGTTAAACAATCAGGGTGTATTACCATTTCTCCACTAGAACCTTGAGATAATTTTAGTTTAGAAAGAAGTTGGCTTACTACTCTTTCGGTAGTATCTTCCATAAGTTTTTCTAATGCCATCAAAAAACCTTCACCATGATATTCAAAAAACTCTTCTACATGATTTGTTTGTAATGTTAAAAGGTTATTAGTTGCCTTAAAATTGGCCGCCGATTGTGCGTCTATCGCTGATACTATATTGCTGTTACTTGTTCCTAATAATCCCATATTATTCTACTCCTTCTAAAAATACATTGTCTATTTGTTGCGCTAGTGATTCTTCTGGTAATGATTGTTGTTTAATACTAGTGCCTGTTGTCATTAATGATATTACTCTGTTATTAATTGCGTGACTTTCCATCGTTAATCTGAATAACTCATCTTCCGGTGTTTCTACCGACATTTGAGGAGGGCGTATAGTCCAACCACTTGCCGACAATGCTTCAATATCGGATTGCCTTAATGAAGTTAGCGGTGCAGATTGAAGCATCTTAGGAACAGTCGGTTTAGGAATATATGCACTAAATGACAATCCATGTTCGTCTGCTATAATTTGTTGTTCTAGCATTTCATATTGTTTATGTAATTGTGCGTGTTTATTACAATATGTTCCTCTCATGGGATAACCTTTTCTAACTTTGTGTAAAGGTAAAGGGGGTCTAGCAGGGTCTGATGATTCCCATACTTTATGTGTTCCACATACTACACATCTATCTCTAGTATTAAACTTAAATCCTATCGGCATTTTTAAGAATGTTTTTTTCTCCGGCCATAAAATCTTAACCATTTCTTTAACTTGTTTTTTTGGCTTACTACTTTTGTATTCATATTTCATTACTGAACCTGCGGCTCTAGCATACTTTATTGGTGGTAAAAACGCATTGTTTACAGTAGCGTTACTTGCACCAATTAAACTTGGGGGTTGGTATGTCATCGTCATTTATTTCTCTCCTTACATTCTTTACATTGACAAAGCATTCCCATTGAGCAGTTATCTGTTATCATTAGTAGTCCTCTATCATTGTTGTAATTCCTCGATAAACCATTTCTGCTTCTGACTTTGCACTTACTATATATTTATGAGTCGGTATTCCTTTATCGTTTAGTTTTTGCATTCCGTCTTTAAACGCCTCAAATATTGGATGTTTTTGTATATCTGTATATTCGTATCGGTCTTTCCAAATATCAAACTTATTCGCCCATACACCTACTGCTATTGGATAGTCATGTATTTTTTTCTTACCTGATTTGTTTATTATATCCCAATGGTTTGATGTTATACAATCTACTAAAAACTTCCAACACAATTGCTGTTCTATATCTATATGTTTTGCTAAATGTCTATCATCAATCATAAAAATAATATATTTTACTTTCCTACGTTTCATGTCTAATAGCCATTCGCCCCAGTATAATGATTCACCTCCTATGTCTGATGTTCTTATTGTGTGTGTATCTCCATCAATTTTAATTGTTTTCCTAAGCGGTTTATGTGCGCCTACTGTTCTTTCTTTAATTTCTGGAACATCACCTCTAGTCCGTAGTTGATGATGTAAGGTAGTTTTACCTACTTGAGTAGCACCGTATATTCCAAAAGAATGAGGATTAATTTTTTTCCAAAATAATCCTATTTGTTCAACTATAATTATAGCAAAACCTGCCATTACCGACATATTAATTCCTCAAAATAAATGATGATAAAAGTTCCAAAAACCCTCCCATGCCGAAGCATACATGTTTATGCCTAATAGTGGAAGAAAGTGTCCTACACAGAATCCTGTAACTGTTGATATAGCACCCCAAAAATAAAATCTTGCTCTTAGAAACCAAACATCAGCAGAATGCGCTCTTTGCATATCGTATGCTAGAGCAGTTTCATCCATTCCAAATGCTATTGTTTCCAACATCTATATCACTTAGGGTTCAAGTCTCGCCAGAAAGGAAGGCTTTACTTCTTGCACAGTTGTAGGTGGTGTAGGATTAAATTGTCCAGGAGTATTTGGTGTATATCCCCATTGTTGATTATACTGTTGTAAACTTGTTCTAACTCTTTCCCTTTGTTGTTCATCTCTCGCTCTTTTACTCCAATAGGCGGCTATCTTTCTATCTAATAGAGCCATTTCTATGTAGTCATTCAATACGAGGTCAAACATCGCTTTCATTACTAAGATGCCTCCAATCGTCATTAGACCAAACACTACTGCGTGAGCATAGTGTGAGAATGCTAATAGATTACCAAACTCCGCATAAAAGAATACGTTTACTCCACATATTGCCCCTACGAACAATATTGTCATTACTAATTTTGTGTCTTTACCTAATGCCGGCATATATATTTTCTCCTAGTTATATTGAGCAGAAACTGAAACTTTTACTTTCGTTCCTGCGCCCGTAACTAGAACATATAGTCCATCATTTATTATAGCACCATGCATGTCAAAATCAAGATTTTCTTTGGTTGAACCCACGAATACTCTGTGAATTAGTTTACCATTAAATGCACTTGCACCCGCACCATCAATAAAATCAATCTGCATTGCAGTTGTTTGATTATTACTAACCTTAAGTGAAACTATCTTTTGTCTACCTGTAATTAGTTGTACCGCTTGCCTACCTGCTGTGCCATTAATTGTTGCATCGCTGGCCGCCGATAAAAATACATGTGTTTTAGTTGCTATTGACCCACTACCCATAAATATCAGTCCTCCTCTAAATCTTTCACATTATGCTATACTTATTAAAGTTCTGAATCTTCCAAAGTCTTCTTTAAAACTAAAGGTTTAGGTTTTTTAACTTCTTCTTTAGGTTTAGTTTCTGTCTTAGGTTCTACCTTTTTCTTTGGTATTATTGTCTTTTTTGGTTTAACTGTAAACATTTTATCTAGTGTTTCAGATAGTGTTTTACCTTTAAACTCTCTTTGTAGCCATTTGTATTGGCCTTCACTGCAAGTATTGAGTGTTGCTCTATCTGAAGCATCGAATGTAATTTTAAAATCAGTATCGCCTAAATAGACTAACGCAAGTTTTGCATCTACGGTCAATGTTTCCTTTGGGGATATTGAACCGCCCTTAACTAATGAACGATTTCGCTCATTTCCTGTATATTGTATTTTTGCCATGTTTTCACCTTGTAAAGTCGTAACCAATGGCCTCCCGATTAAGGGAGACCAAAGGCCACATTACTACTCCTTTCAGAGTATTCCGTAAACACGAAGTCTAACCATACCTTCATCACCTGTTCCGCTTTGTTGAGCATCACCTGCATTTAAGGCAAGTTTAAAACTTGTTCCGCTTAAATATGCACCGTCTGTATCAAGCACTGCTGATGCAGTGTGAGTTAATTGCTCACAACCTGTCACCAATACAGCGTTAATACGGCTTAAGCCAAGTGAAGCCGCCGTTACGGTTACTCCACCTTGCACGTATGCAGTTATATTTACTGAAGCATCCACAAGATATTCATCACCATGCACTCTTGGTGTAGTCATACCTTTATGGTCTGCTAACAATTTAACTACGTGTGTCATACTTAATCACCTCAAGCACTTGTTAGGTTTGTTATTTTTCCTTGTCCCTTAAAGAAAGAGCAACCTGTTTCAGCAATGGTTCGATACATTGCTTGATTACCCAAGTTTCCAACTCCGAATGGGTTTCCGTTATCAATTCCATCCTCAAAGTATTGGGTTGGTTTCATAACAGATAGCCATAGATGGTCTGTATCAAGAATAAGCATATCGCTTAGTTTATCTGTCTCAGCCGCATTTCCGGTTTTAGGCATGTCTTTACATGGTATCAAAGGTATATCATAGTAAGTAGCAACTCTAAATCCTACTTCTGTTCCTTTTACTCCACGAACACCGCCATGTGTTGGTATTATTTCTTTTCTGTCTAAGAATCTTTCTTGGCTTTGTAGCAAATCACCTAGATGTTGGATAGTATCATATCCAGTCAAGATAACTTTAGGGCTACCACCGTTTTCTCTTAATTCTCTTAACATACCGTTTAGTATAGTTAGGGTCAATGGTCTAGCATCTGATGCACCGTATGAAGCACCGAAATCAACCTGTGAATCCATGAAAGATTCATTAAATGCATTGTTAACTAATTGCCTGTCTGTATTTCCATACAATGTAACTAATTGGTTAATAATTCCACCTGTGGTTGATGCACCTGTATCAAGTAAAGATGCATCTTCCATTGCTTCAATCTCTTTTGATGATGAAACTACCTTCATTAAAGAAGTATAGTTTGCAGTTACATCAATAACAGCAGAGCCATCAGTTTGGTCGTAGTTTTCAAGAGGCATCAATAACATTTTATTCTGCACTTCAGCATGGTGTTTACCCATATCTTCACGAATTAATGCTCTTAAGTCGCCTACTCCATCGTCAATCTTAGCCATTTCAAGCGCAAGTTCTGAAAACTCAAACATATGAGCAACAGTTTTTGGGCTTGTAAACAAGGTTGTATAACTTGGTGCCATAGATTTTAATTCAGTTCCTAGTCTTGCATTTTCAACAACACCACCTAGATTATCTATTCTAGGTGCTGAACCACCAATTGCACCTGTTCCTGTTCCGGCACCAGAATTAATTGTAGCAAACTTACTACCTGAACCACCAGATGGTCTGTCAGTCATTATTCTCCAACCACTTGAAGTATAAGGTCTCTTAGGAAGCATTGCTAATGCATTAACTTCTTGGTTAAGCATAGACCATACTTTCTTTCCATATACTAGGTTATACAAACTACCTATACCAGTAGCCGCAGTTCCTTGTGGAGTTTCTGTTCCTCCATGTCCGGTATGTAATCCCATGACTACTCCGGCACTCTTTAACAGCGAGTTACCGCCTAATCCACTTCTACCACCATAGGTAGATGCTTCTAAATCTTTCATTGTTTTAATATAGTTTGTAGACATAATTAATTTCCTCCTTCATATTGAGCCATAAAGTTATGCACTTCTCCCCAACTCATTTCAGCAACATTTATTTCTGGCACTGTAATTGTCTGAGATTTAATGATTTCATCATTTCTTTCAGTAAGGCTCTTTCTAAGGGTAGCGAACTCCTCTCTTAGTGTTTCAACCTCATTCTTTGCGTCATATTCATTCCTTGCTACTGCGCTTTTACGCACAGATGTTTCATTAATGAAGCGAGACTCAAACTGCTTCTTCAATGAATCGTATGCCATCTTTTCAAGTTGTTCTGCCTTGAACGCTTCATACGCTTTTTCTACGTTTGCCGTAGATAGGTCTAAAGTAGAAAACTCATCGTTTTTCCATTCTTTATACAGTGGCCCAACTTGTGCTGCTTGTGGCAATTTCTTTCCTTGTGATTCCTCACCCATCAATCCAGCCTCAACAAACCCTTCTGGCCCACTTCTTCCTTT